TGTCCGCGATGTCTCGGGTCAGATCAACTTCGCACCGGGTGATCGCCCGGGTCACGTCCGCGTTCAACTCCTGTCCTTCCACCTCGATCTTCAGGGTGGGCGCTAGGTCTTCGTGTGCCATGCCTACCCTCCGAAGTCTTCGAGTAGAACGTGGGTCAGGCGGGGGTCACCCCGTGCGTCGAACGAGTCCACCAGGTTCGCGCGCTGGCGGTCCCCGGCCTTCAGGAACGCGTTCTGTGGCTTCAGGGGAAGGACTTCCCGCGACAGCTTCCGGCGGGTCGGCACGTGGACCAGGTCACCGGACTTGAGGACACGGCGGTCCGGGTTGCGCCGGCGAAGTGCTTCCCCCAGGTTCGGGTCCCCCAGGATGCGCCGGGCGATGTGCTCGTACGTCTCCCCCTCCTGGGTCGGGACCACCTGGGACTCGATCTCGGCCTGTCCTGTGAGGTCGGCAACGTCGAACGGTATGTACCGCAGAAAGCGACACGAGAACAGGACCCCACGAAGGGACCCATCTGACGGGCGGAACCTGTCGTACCGAACCCCGCCCACGGACTGAACCACAACCTGGGTCTGAAACTGCGACCCCACCACGAACAGCCACACCTCGGGACGGCCCAGATCAGGGTTCGCGCGAGGGAGGGACTTGATCAGCTCCACTTCCTCTTCGATGTCCTCCGGACCCAGGGGCGTGTTCACGGCCCCGAGACCCAGGCCCAGAACACCCCGATGTCGGGCGAACGCCTTCAGGTCGACCTCGGTGGACTCCTGGTCGCCTCGGATGAACTGAAGGATCGGCTGTGGAAGACCGAGGGTTCCCTGTGAAGCCCACACCCCGCTGATGTTCTCGCGGAGGTTGGTGGGCGGGAACTTCCCGACGATCTCGGTCCCTGTGTCCTGTGACGTCAAGGTCCATTCGATCTGCTTCATCAGGAGGTCAGCGACACCCATGGTTCACCTCGGTCACGTGGGGTTCAGGACAGACGCGCCCCGTTCGAGGATCTGGCGGCGCTGCCACGGCGTGACGGTGAACCCGGCCCGTTCGGTCAGCTCCACCTCGGCTTCCTTCGACGCCACGGCGAACTCGCGGCCGTCCATCGTCAGCTCGTTCTGAATGCACACGGTCCGATTGTCGTCGACGGTGACCTGTGCGGACACCTCCGGGGATGTCGCGGCGGCTCTCTGTCGTGCCTCACGGGCCAGCGACTCCTCGAGACGACCACGTACACCCCGAAGGGCGTCCGCAGTTCCCAGGGGCTCCACAGTGGCGCCGCGGAGGGCGGTCTGTGCGTTGGTCAGGCTGGCCACCGCACCCGTCGGGTCCAGGCCGGCCTTCTTCATGGCGAACTGAACCACCGGGTTCCTCGCCATGACCAGGAGGCCGTCGACCACTTTGGTCATCGCGGACAGGATGACGTTGACCGTCGCGATCATGCTGGTCTCGAAGGCGTCGACGAAGTCGATGAACCCCGTGACCATGTCTGACAGCCACGTGTTCGTCGACCGGGTCGCGTCGTTCATGCCGACCGCCCACGTGGCGGCGAAGTCCCACACCGCGGCACCCATGCGCCCGAACCACTTCAGGACGGGCGCGACCACGTGACGGAAGATGATGGCCCCGACCTTGATCGCGACAGCACCCCAGGAGGCGAACCCGGCGATCAGCTTCGCGGTGAACACGGCCACCTCGGCCAGCGCGGTCGCGATGTTCACCACGTTCCGCGAGGTCTGATCCGAATCGCCACGGAAGCCGGCGGTCATGTCGGCGAACGCGCTCCGGAGGATGGCCAACGCGGGAAGGAATGCCATCTTGATCTCTTCCCAGCTCCCCATGAAGATGTCCCGGAACACCTCCCACCCGTGCTGTACGCGAAGGAAGGTCAGCGTCAGGAACTTCCCGACGCTTCCCCCGTTGGCCTTCATGTACAGGAACGCGGCACCGATGGCGAGGACCAGCGGGAAGATCGCCATCAGGCCCACCTGAACCATCGCTAGACTGACGGCGATGATCCCGAGGATGACAGGGGCCCCGAGGGTGGCGAACGCGAACGCGATACCCCCCAGGGTCACCAGCAAGGTCCCCAGGGCCACGGCGACCACACCGACGGCCAGGGCCACCGGAGTCAGGGCGATAGCGATAGCGACGGCGGCGACCGCGATGATCCCCATGGTCGACGCGGTCCGCTCCCCGAACGCACCGTTCATCCGCTCCGCTATGTCGAGGAAGATGTCCCGGGTGGCCACGAGGCCGTCCCGGATCGCTGTCATGGCCGTCCCCATTCCCTTCCCGAACTCGGCGGCGCTGGACGTACCTTCGCCGGCCAGGCCCAGGGCTACCTGATTCAGCAGGACCACCAGGTCCTTCACCCCGTCCTTCGTCACCTCGAGGAAGGGACCGAACAGGCGGGACGACAGGACTTCCATGGATGAACCCACGAGTCCGATCTGGTCGCGGAGGTTGTCCAGCTTCAGGTCGGCCATCTTCTGGGCGGACCCTTCGGCGTCCTGTAGTTTCGTGATCAACTGGGACAGGTTCCCTTCGGGACGCTTGAACGCGTCGGCCAGGGCGATCCCGGCCTTGATCCCGCGGAGGCCGAACAGGTCGGTCAGGAACGCGGCCTGGTCGATGTTGCCCCCCAGCTTCGGGAGGACGCTGGACAGGTTGCCGACCACTTGCTGGAAGGGAAGCATGTTCCCCTCCGCGTCCTGAATGGCGAACCCCAGCTTGTTCATCTTCGCCTTCACCTTGTCGGAAGGCTTCGCGAGTCGAAGAAGCATCGTCTTCAGCGCGGTCCCGGACTCGGCGGCGTCGATGCCTACGTCCTGCATCAGGGCGACCGAGGCCACCGTGTCTTCCAGGGACAGATTGAACGTCTTAGCCGTGGTCGACGCGTTGGCCATGGCCAGACCGAGAGTCGAGATCGAGGACTTCGTGGACGTGGCGGCCACGGCCAGGACATCAGCAACGCGGCCGGCCTGATCCGCCTCAAGACCCATCCCCTTCAGGGTGGCCGACACAATGCCGGACGCTTCGGCCAGCTCGATTCCTTCGGCGGCGGCCACGGCCAGGACCCCGCCGATCCCGTCGATGATCTGTTCCGTCCTGAACCCGGCGCGGGCCATCAGTTCCATCCCCTGGCCCACCTGGGTCGCGGAGAATGTCGTGGCCAGGGCTAGTTCTTCCGCCTTCCTCTTCAGGGCGGGGATGTGCTTCCCGGACACGTCCAGCATGACGGCCCGGACGCTGGACATCTGTTGCTCGAAGGTCGCGGCCTGGGACGCCAGGAGGCCGACACCCGCGGCAAGGCCGACACCGATGGCGCCCACCTTCAGCATGGTCGACCCGAACGAACGAAGACCGCCCCCCATGGCCGTCAGACCTTGGGAAGCGCCCTTCAGGATTCCAGACAGACCACGGACGGCGGCGATCGCCTTCGTCGCGTCGACGTCGATGATGGCCCCCAGGGCCATGGTCTTCAGGAATGCCACTGTCTACCTCCTCGTCTTCGGCTTCTTCTTCGCTTCCGCTTCCTCCGCCTTCTTCTGTTCTATCAGCAGGTCGATGTATGCGTCTCGGTCTCCGCGCCCCATCCCTTCGATCGCTTCGACGGAAAAGGCGCCCCCTGACCCATACGCCAGGGCGAACACTTCGCGTCGTAGGTCGTCCTCCGTTCTTAGAGGGATGAGGCTGTGAAGAAAAAATCCCACGACCAATCAAGGGACCGCTTGTTCTCGTGGTCACAGGATGGACAGTCGACCTCGAGGACCAGTTCCGGCCCCGGGGTCAGGTCGTCGATCACTCGCTGAAGGTGTTCCAGGTCGAACTTCGTCAGGCCCTCGAGGACGTCCGGGATGGCGGGGATCCGACCTTCGCCGATCTTGCGCATGGCGGACGACATCAGGAACAGCTTCACGTCCCCCATGTTCCCGTCCTGCTTCAGGGCGGACATGGCTTGCCACGTGGGGGGCTGCAACAGGACCGTGTGGGCCACTTCGTCGCCGGCGCCGGGAGGTGGCACGATGCCATCCCGAAGTTCGTGTGACCGGACCAGGGCTTCCGGGTTCTCCGCGATGGTGACGTCGGTGCGCGACAGGTCGGCCGCGAACTTCCACTTGTGGCCACACTTGTCGCATTCCACGGGGAACTTGACCTCGGGGCCCAGTGCTTCGATCCGGAGGTAGATGTACGCGTACATCACGTCCGGCATCCACATCTGGTTCACGACCATCCGACGCTGTCCATCGTCCAGGGTCTCGAAGTCGTACGGGCCCAGGCGGGTCAGCATGTACGCCAGGACGTTCGTGACCAGGGCACCCATGGACAGACGGCGGTTCTTCTTCCGCATCTTTTCCAGGGCGCGTTCTTCTTTCATCGTCCAACGACGGAAAGCGAAGTCCCTATGAAGGGAACCCCCCTGAAGGACTCCGATGGGAAGCCGTTGTCCCCACTCCTCAAACGTCGAAGAGGACACGTCTGGGACATGTCCTTCTTCCGGCTCTGGGGGCTGTTCGATTGCGGCGTTCAGCTTGACTTTCTCACTCATCTCGGTCTCCAAGTCCGCCCGGTCAGGGGCGGTTGTGAGTACCGAGGGGGCGTGACTACACCGAGATGACGGAATCACACTGGAACGTCCATTCATAGAACGCACCTTCCCCCTCGTTGTCCATGTCCAGGTCCGGGGTCTTCCTCTTCGATGGCCACACACCGTTCAGGGTCAGGAGTCGCTTGATACCACCCGTGCCGCTGGTCAGCGTCAGGATGACAGGCTTCTTCATGGTCGAAGAGACAGGGTCCTTCCCCTCCTCGAACCACACCTCCATGGCCAGGACCTCGGCCGTGTGCCATGCGGGCTGCATCACGGTGAACTCGACCGGCTGGGTGTTGCCACCTGACGCGCGGGTTCGGTCCGGGAGGTCGACGACGTCCAGCTCCTCTTCGAGACCGCTGATCTGGGTGAAGAGGAGAGGGATCAGACCCACCACGGCGAAACTGTACTTGTTCACCGGGATATGGTCAGGCTGAAGGGTTCCCTTGATCGTCATCTTTCACGTCCTCCGGGCACTTAGGCCAGTGACTCAAACACACCGGCCTTGCCGATCGAGATGTTGAAACGTTCGACCGTGTCGGCCAGACGCAGCTTGATCGTTGCGTTCAGGTCTCCCGCGGCGCGCGTCAGGTTGGTGTTGTTCTCGTTGTCGATCTTGATCAGGACGGCGTCCTGGAACGAGTCGCCCCGGACGGCGCGCTTCTGCCACTCGGGAAGAAAGAACGCCGTCAGCGCGGTGATCAGAATGTCCTGGGACGCGCTGTCGTTAATCGCGAAGATGATGAACTCGAACTCCTCGAGGAACTGGCGTTCGTAGTGGGACATCGTCTCGCGTTGCTGGGCGAAGTTCCAGGCCGGGTCCAGGGCGATAGTGCGCGCACCCCACAGGACATAGTTCCCCTTCTTCTTCACGACGCGGTTGATCCCCTTCGGGTTCAGGACCTCTTCGTTCAGAACGCGCGCCCCGGTCGGGAGGCGGACGACGTTGGGTAGCGACACCTCGAGGCCGGCACCGACCTTGTGATACCCGCCATAGCTGCCAGCCACCAGGGCTTCCCGGCCGTGGATGGCACCCGTCAGGGACTTCAGGACCGTCCCATTCCCCTGGGGGTTCGGAACGTACGCGTAGGACGGGAACGTGGTCTTCCCGAAGTCGTTCCGTCCGATCGTGTCGTTGATGTACGCAACGGCCGCGGAGTCGTCCAGGGTGGCCGATGGAATCTCGACCCTGTACTGGTAGCTGAACGCTTCGACGTGGGACAGGAAGGCGCTCTGGACGGCCGTGGCGGTGACGCCGGGAGTGGCCACCTTGACCAGCCCCTTCGACTGACCGAAGAACCGGGCCAGCATGGACGTTGACGGGTCGGCGACGGCGGCCAGGTAGTGGGCGTCCGTCAGGGCGCCCCCGTCATAGCCGTCCCGCAGTTCGGCGGGTGCTTCGACGCGGTATTCCGCCCCCAGGGTGCCGGCGGCAATGTCGTTCGCAGTCAGGCCCATGTCAGCGTTCGTGGTCGTGATGATCAGGAAGGACTCGTACCCCAGGTTCAGGTCCGCTCCGCTGTCGTCGACGACCAGCTCCACGTTGTCCGCTCCGCCATCCGAGGCAATGTCACCGCTGGACGATGAAGCGGCCTGCCATGCTGTGTTGATCGCGGCGGCGAAGATGGCGGCGGAACCGTGGGGGCCGGCGGCCACTGACACCGTGAACGTACCGAATCCGGAGTGTTGTACTTCGATGTCGTCGGTCGTCGGAGTGAGTGGGAACACCAGGGGTCCGGTGTCGATCGGTGTGACGGCGGCGCCATGGGCGGACGGGGTCGGGTCCGGCGCGGACGCGACGGTGATCGTGGTCGACGTGTTCGACTTGATCAGGACCTTCGACCGGCTGTCAGAACCGACGTCCGGGTACAGGTAGCCACCGGCCAGGAGACCAGTCCCATCTTCGTCGACAGGGAAGGGGTTCACGTCGAGGACGATGGTGTCCGCAAGGGCGAACGCAGTGGAACCACCGCGGACAGTGAAGCCCACCCCGTAGCGGTTCGGTGCGGCGATGGTTGCGGACCCTGCGGGAGTCGCGGACATCACACCGGCGGCGTACACAATTTCAGCGCCGTCAGCGGCGGTGGTTGCACACGTGAAGTTCGTGGCGTCGGAGAACGTGATCGTGATCTTCTGCTTCTTCACCCGAGCGGTTCCGAAGGTCGTGAAGCTGTCGACCCACCCGGCATCAGCTGACGCGGCGTTGAACGATGCGACGTTGACGATCTGGGCCGTCATGGTGTCGGATGCCCACGCGTTCGCGGCGCCGTACCAGTCGGCCGGGCGCATGTCGGAAGTGATCGTTCCGCTGAACAAGACGGTGAAAATAATCCAGTGGTTGGACGTGTCCTCGTTGATCACGTTCGGGGCATACCACTTGCTGGCCGGGTCCAGGGACAGGTTCGGGTAGCTTGCCACCTTTGCTTCGTCCTCGTACACCTCGAGGCCGAACAGGCTTGTCTCGTTCTCTTCCCCGTCCGTGTACACGACGGAGACAGCGCGGCGAGTCCCGGCCACCTGGGTCGGAAAGGACAGGACCTCGTTGTCCAGGACCAGGTTGTACTCGTCGTTCGTCGCGTCCCCTCCCAGAAGAAGGTCGTTCGCCATGTCCTGATCGGACGCGACGGTGACGACGCCGGCGGTGGTGTTGCTGATCACCTCGTACGTCTTCGTCGTGACGCCGCGGAGTCGGAGGGTTGCCCCGGCCCATTCGTTGACCAGCATGGTCAGGGCGGTGTCGAGGGTCGTGGCCGTGATGTCGGTGGCTTCGGCGGCAACGGCGCCTGTGAGGACGCGGGCGCGACCACCCCACCGTCCGCCGTTCTTCGCGGTGACCGTGGCCAGGGCGCGCTTCGTCTCCGACCAGGACCCGTCCACGAGGGGACCGGCGAAGAGGCCGTGGCCCAGGTGGCGACTGAAGAACGTGGTGACACCGCTGACTTCGGTTCCGTCAGTCAGGCGAACCAGGTACAGCTCCCCCCGTCCGGAACTAAAGTTGTAGAAGTCGAACGCACAGTTCGGAACTTCCGAACCGTCCACGTACGTCCCGCACTTTTTGAAGAACTCCGACTTCGTGGGGGCGGCGATCAGCTCCCCCACGTCGCCCTTCAGGAGCTTTCCATAGTAGCAGGTGATCCCCGTCGGTGCGGGCTGGATGATCTTGTCACCCTCGAGTTCGGTGACGCTGACGCCCGCACCTTGAATGGGGCCGAATCGACGCTGGGCCATGTCAGTCTCCTACTGAAGTGGTGACCGTTGCCGGCCCTAGTGGGATCACAAGTTCGACCCCGCCGGCGCGTACACCCGTAGTCACGATCGCATCTCGGAACCACATGTATACGTCCTCCAGTCTGATCCCCATTGTAGCCGAATGGAGACCCGACTGGTCGGGCGGGGGCGAAGAACCGAACGTGTCGGTAATACGCAGATATGCCGAACGCCCATCTGTGGGCGTCGTAATGGTCCGGCGGTCCTGGAAAAAGGCGGTCACGGATTCGGCGAGCCTGCGTAGGTTGACAGCACCGGGAGCGGTGACCACCAGGGTAGCAACGAAGTGTTGACGCCTGGGCGCTGGAAGTATAACGCCCACGGGCGGGTCCGTAAAGACGTTCACAATGTCCGACGGAACGGCAGCTTCCCCCATGTCCTCCCACGCGGGGGCCTCGAGCAGGATCGCGGGGCTATCAGCGATCTCCGTGAAGTCTGAATCCGTGGTGACGGCCACGATCGGAACGTACTCGAAGCGGATCAGGATCTTGTCCCCGAGGGTCGGCGCACCGGTCAGGGTGATCAACCTGGTCCCGGCGTCGAAGGACGACAGGACGTCCGTCCGGTGGGCGGCGTCCGTGGTCTCGTTGAACACCGCGTCAAGGTCGCTGATGGACCACCCGGAATCCAGCTCGGCTTCGACGGCGGACAGGTCGATCGTTGCGGTCCCGTCGGAGGTCACCAGGAGGTCGGCGCGGGGACGAATGTTCGCGGCCATCTGGGCCACGAGGGTCGTGTACAACCAGTCATTGTGAAACGACACGAGGTCCATCTGGTACAGGACCTTCACCCCACGGAAGGACGGCGCGTGCTGCTTCGAGTTCGTGGACAACTCGAAGACGAACCCCAGGGACAGCGCGGCGTTCCAGCTTGACAGGTTATCGGATACCTCTTCAAGCGTGTTAAAGTCGGTGACCGGATCCGACACTGCGATCCAGGCGCCGGCGGTCCACCAGTATTCAGTCGTCCCGTCATGAAGGCGGGCTTTCACGTCGGTCACTACCGCGGGAAGCATGGGATCGGCGGGCTCCACCGTGTCGAACTCCGCGAACTCGTACGCGGCGATCAGGTTCCCGGCAATGGCGGGGGTGGTCACCCTGATCCCTGCGGTGATCGGAAAGTTGGCGCGGCCGGCGTCCCACGAAGTCAACAGCGTCACGGCCGTCTTTTCGTCGTTCATTCCGATCTCGGCGGCATCGCTGTATTCGAGGTCCCCGACGGTGTCAGGCCCTACAGTGAAACAGCGAATCATCCGGCGATAGGTGGCCATGTCAGACGTCCGTCCTGAAGGTTGCGCGCGTCCCTGCGATAGCAGCGGCGGCGGCGGCCAGCCAGTTCCGGGCCACGGCGTTGTTCAGCTCCGGGCGTTCGATGACCTCCCGAAGGAACGGGCGGGCGGGGATCCTGATCGAAGTTGTCGACGGCTTCAGTGCCTTCCACCCCTGGGGGCGCCGGGCGTACAGTTCTTTCGCGCGCCCACGAAGGGACCCCGGTTCGCGCTTCCCCTCTGACGCGGACTGAAGGGCGGCGAACATTCCGCGCATGGCGTTGGTGACCGGGATGGTCGCGCCTTCGTGGACGGCCAGTGCGATGTTGATGTTCGTGTCCCCCCTCAGGAGCCCGATCTCCGCACGGAAGGCGGACTGGCTCCGGAAGTGGACCGACTTGAACAGCTGGGCGCGGTCCACCAGAGGCTTCGACGAACCTTTGATGAAGATCGTTAGCGGGGCGTTCTTCGCGTGGCTTCCACTCCGGAGATGTTCGCGGACTTCGCGCTTCACCATGGCGGCGTTCGTCCTGGTCGCGCGCTTCATCTCGGATTCGATCCGATCGCGGAACACCTCGTTCGACAGCTGGCGTTCCAGCTTCTTCCAGTCCCCCGTTAGGCGTACGGTCGTGGTCGACATCAGCGCACCTTCGCGGGGGCCTGGTCCGTGTACGCGATGTGCATGGTCCGGGCGCGCCCTCCGCGGTACGCGTGCGGGGTCGTCGAGGTCACGTAGTACGTCCCGGTGTCGTCCGGGATCGACAGCTTGTCCCCGGCCACGGGCGTCCATGACTTGGTTGTCAGGTCCTTCGTCAGGACCACTAGGTATCCGATGGACTTGTCCTCGCGGCCAGCGCGGGACGGACGGGGGCGGCGACGTTCGGTCCACTCCACTTGCGCGGAGATGGTGAACGCAGCTCCCCGGGCCACCTGAAGAACAGGTTCCCGAGCCAGGGTGTGGTATTCCGTCGTCGCCGTGTCCTTCGGGGTCACAGTGATCGTCGTCTTGTGGTACAGCCGGACAGGGTACGCCATCAGGTCCTCGCCGTGTCCCACCTGGTCGCAGGCGATGCCATGCCGATCGGGGCTTTGTAGTGGCGGATGATGTCTTCGATCTCCCCGGACGTGTTCATCGCGGACGACAGAACGGCGGACCCTGCGGGGGCTGCGAACTTCACCTCGTGGCGGTCGGTTCGGTCGGAGATCACCGGGCCGCCAGGGGCGGCGGACCCACCGGCGCCGGCCTCAAGTAGGGGCGTATTCGCCAAGATCAACAGAAGCGCGGCCTGGGTGATCAGCGCCGGCGTGGTTCCATCGCGTTCCAGGAATCCGAACGTCCCGATCACCTCGTGGGGTTGCGCACCGGGCGCGAACCTGGCGGCCCCGAAGATTCCACCCGTCGAGAACGGGGACGGTGTGAACTCGTTGGCCATCACGATCTTCGGGTTGCGGCGGTAGTCCTTCACGCCCCACCCGGGATCGACGTCGGTGGTCGATGTGAAGTACACCCTGTACGCCGTTGTGTCCATGGTCTGGGTCGCGTGGTTCACCTTCAGGGATTCGATCCCGATGATGGGAACGGCCAGGGGCATCAGGGTCGACCCGGACCCGTCGATGGCCAGGGTCAGCGGGATCGGGCGGAAGGGCTGGCGGGCCACTCGTTCGATGTGTTGCTGGACCCGGGCGATCAGGACCAGGAGGCGGGCGTCCGGGAGTTCGGTGGAGTCGATGCCTTCCGCACGGACGCGGTTCGGGCTGATGTACGTCCAGTATGGGAGACCAGTCCCGGACTCCGATACGTCGAACTCCTGGGACCAGGTTCGTACCGTCGTCCCATCTGAACCGGTATACGTCCAGTCGATCCGATGGGCGCCCACGGTGTACGTGACTTCCGGCGTGAAGCCCACGGACCGGAGGGTGTCGTACGCATAGAACCGGCCGGTCCCCACACCTTCCGCGGTCACGTCCTCGAGGCCGGAAGCGGGGAACACCTGAAGTCCCGTCGAGATGTCGACCACCCTGAACTCGACAGAGTCCGGGTCGTACAGATGACCCGACGAATCGACCGCGTACAGACCGAGGATCGCCGGGAGGTTTGCCTGTTCGCGCGCTAGATGTGGCACCGGCCCTCCTGTTCTCCCATCTTAGCGCGGCGGCGGCAGTAGCACCCGACGTCCAGGTAGGGACAGGACCACGGTACACCAGGAGGGTCGGCGCGACCTATAGACGTTCAGGGTGATCTCTGCTTTGTCCGCGTAGCAGTGGACCACCTCACGGACAACCCGCCCCCCTTTGTAAACCAGGTCGGTGGACCAGGTCACGGAACGGAAACGACCTGAAGGCCGGGGACACGCGAACACAACCGGTTCGCGGCCCTCGGCCCGTAGTTCGATGGACACCGCCCTGATCTTCGACTGGAAGCTGTGACGGCCCTGGGCTTCTTCCCACTTGCGCGCGCTGGCTTCGTCCTCAAGATCGAAGGCTAGCGTCTCACCTGTCGACAGGTTGACGCGTAGCATAGGCCACCCTCCGGAGGTGAACCCCTACTCCTCGTCGTCGCCGTCGGGGACCAGGCTGTCCGCGTCCTCGTCGTCACCGTCGGGGACCAGGTCGCCGTCTTCGACGTCCGGGTCGTCGTAGTCGGCCACACCGTCGAGGTCACCCTGAAGTTCGGCTAGGACCTCACCCTGTCGCTGTTGAATCCACTTCACTAGGGTCGGCTTGTTCGGTGCGTCGTCGGGGCCTT